ACCAGTTTCAGGGTCAATATCTTCTTCCAACAGATAGATTGCTGATAAGTCCTCGATCTCTGCTGTTTCAATGCTGTCAATGATTTCATTCAATAACCACAATAGTTCATTATCATTGAACATTCTTGAATACTTCTCTTTCAGAAGATCGTGGTTGATTGACTGATAATAATGTCTTGCGTCCAGTTTTAAACAATACTTGCATTCTTCCGGGTCATTCCACATTGCTGTTTGCAATTTTGTCAGACCCTTGTGTATACCTCTGTTTGGTATTGCTGAATAGGTATCAGCAGTTAAGTTATTGATGATACAGGGTTCAATAACCTGTAAGAT